AAGACCGTAGGAATATGCAGGGCAGCGGATATAACTTTAGGGGCATTGATGATGTGTATAACGCTATTGCGCCACTATTGGCAAAGCACAGCCTTTGCATTCTGCCCCGTGTTCTTACCCGCGAGTGTGTTGAGCGAGCAAGCAAGTCGGGTGGCGCATTGTTCTATGTGACTGTTGAGGTTGAGTTTGATTTTGTCTCAGCAGAGGATGGTTCTAAGCACACCGTCAAGACCTTTGGCGAAGCAATGGACAGCGGAGATAAGGCCACCAATAAGGCTATGAGTGCAGCATACAAGTATGCAGCCTTTCAAGCCTTTAGCATCCCCACAGAGGCCGACAATGATGCCGATGCCCATACCCATTCAGTCGCGCCAAAGACCGTCCTCATTGCTCCGCTAATCGCTTCCATTGATGCAGCCACCACAGAGGAAGAATTGAAGTCTGCTTACTTTGAGGCCATCAAGGTAGCCGGACATGATGCAGCCGCAAAGAATGCCATCATCGTTGCCAAAGACTTGAAGAAAGCGAGTCTGTAATGGAACAAGGTACACCGGAATGGTTCGCCGCCCGATTGGGCAAAGTAACCGCCTCTCGCGTCTCAGATGTGATGGCAAAGCTAAAGACGGGTGGTTATGGTGCGTCACGGGACGATTACATGGCCCAACTGATTTGTGAGCGTTTAACGGGTGAAGTAGCTGAGTCGTTCACCAACTCGGCTATGCAATGGGGGACAGAGACAGAGCCAATGGCCCGAGCGCATTACGAGATGGTCAATTCAGTGTTGGTCGATCAAGTGGGGTTTATTACTCATCCGGACATTGAGAAAGCCGGAGCGTCACCCGATGGGATTGTGGGCAATGGAATCATTGAGATCAAGTGTCCCAATACTTCCACCCACATCGACACACTGCTAAACAAAAAGGTCCCCGCAAAGTACATCAAGCAAATTCAGTTTCAGCTTAGATGTACGGGTAAAGAATGGTGTGACTTCGTTTCCTTTGACCCGCGACTAAAGGGATTGGAAATGTTCACCAAACGAGTTGAGCGAGACGAGAAGCTAATCAGCGAAATGGATGCCGAAGTGGTGAAGTTTCTCTCCGACCTTGACGAAAAACTTGAACTTTTAATGAAAGAAAAAAATGGCACTGCTTAAAGAAGTTACCGTAGTTGCGGGTACATACACCAACGCAAAGGGAGAAGAAAAGAAACGATACATCCGTATTGGGTCTGTCATCGACACAAAGAACGGCCCCATGCTGAAACTCGATGTGATGCCGATCTATGCGGGGTGGGACGGTTGGGCATACATGAACGACCCAAAGCCCAAAGAGCCGAAGTATGAAGGCTTACCCGCAGATGAGGACATTGGATTTTGATGAGTCCGGAAGATGAAGCGTTTGAAGAACTCAGTCGCAGACAAGGCGATTGGGGTCTTCAAGGGTCGCGCAAACACCAAATAATCCGATACGCTGAAAACAATGCGCGAAACGAAGTGATTGAAGAAGTCGCCCAACACATAGAGAAATGCACTCTGGCGTTTGGCAAAGACACGATTCAATCGTTTACTGTGTACATAAGAGGACTCAAAACAAAATGAAAGCACCACCTCCGAGTAAAGAACTTTGCCTCATGATGGCAAAGATTAACTATCCCCGTGATTCCGCACTTAGTTGGACTTGGCTATTTGCATGGGGATTCCATGAAATGTATGTTGATGGGTGGTATGAGGATTGGAGACCATGACACAAGAAATCATCCAAATGGCTAGAGATTCCGGCATGGAGTTATATGGTCTTGGCAAAGACAGAGCGCGGTTTGTGCATCATCTTGAAGCTTTTGCCAAGCTGATAGCAGAAAAAGAGCGTGAAGCGTGTGCAAAGTTTGTAGACCACATTCTTAAAGAAGGTGGCGGTACATGGGGTGATGCCATTAGAGCAAGGGGACAAGCATGACTGACAAAGAAGCAATGAAGCTGGCGCTTGACTGGTTTAAGTGCTATGCAGATGGATCAATGTCGCGCAACAACGCTGAGGCATTGGCAGATGAGGTGGTTGAAGCACTCAAAGAACGATTGGCAGACCCCATGCGTGATGTGCAAAGGTTGGGGCAAGAGATTGAGTGCCCCGAATGCAAAGCAGATGTGCTTTATGAATGTGTTGCATGTAGTAGCAATAACTACCCACCAAAGGAAAACACATGAAAGCAAGACAAGTATTTATCGCCCTCATGACGGGCAAAGGTTATTCAGCAGAAGAATTAAATTGGGACGGGAAGAAATTTACTAACTCTGCCATCACGACAAGATGGAACTACTTTCTCGCCGGTTGGGAAATGCGGGGGGTGATGTGATCGAAACCATCTTCACTATCTTTGCTTTGGGGTTCTTAGGAATCGCACTAGCCATTTCTGTCATCTGTTTTATGGTTTGGCTTGCCCTCAATGAATCCTAAGAGTACCAACAATAGCGGTATGAAGTGTCCCGAGTGCGGTGCAATCTCGTTTGTTCAACACACAAAAACTGAGGAGAATATGCTTGTCAGACGAAGGGAGTGCTACAACGAACACCGCTTTATCTCACATGAGACCATCCTCAGAATGGTCAAGCGTCACAAGACCGATAAGGCTTGATTGGTGTGGTTAATCCTATCGTCAAGCCCAATAGTGCCGCCGTTGATCTTCTTTGTGAGACCCGTCCAATTCGCATCCTCTGCTAGACGGTTGCAGTCATGCGTAGACCAAAACCAACCCGCTGTAAGTGCCGCATATTTGGGTGTGGCGACTAGATCGGGTTCCATCACGAAGTCAGCCCCTAATGCTTGTCCGGCGTGATAGTACCCGCTATGACCGGTCAATTGGACTGCACCTCTGCCCCTAAAACGCCATCCATCCCCGCTAGCCTCATCACGGTTGCCCATGCGGTTGGCATAGACCATATTGGCGATCTTCTTAGGGTTCCGAGCATACTGATTAGCAAAGTCCAAAGTGGGAAACCTTTTAGGCCACAGCTTCATGAGCGTTTCAGCGCGGTAATTAAGATTCTCCTCCAATGTCTTGAAGTGTCCGCATTCATGTCCACATTGCCCGATGAAGGCAGCTTGTTGGCGTTTGGTGGAGATATTGAATCTGCCAAAGGTCTCATTGAGTGCATCGACCCACTCGGGGCCAATATGGAGTTTCTTTAGTTGTTCAGCGTTGACCATTCATCACCTCCATCACTTTGTTATACGAGTCAATACACGCATTTAGCTGCGCGGTGTTTTTGTCCCCTTGAGCCACTATTTCGGCGATTGCTTGGAGGGTTGCTCTGTCGGAGTCAGTAGTTTCATAAACCGTTCGCTGAGGTTCACTTCTCTCTTTTGGGCTATCTCCGGTGGGAGTGGGGGCATTTGTGGTGGCTTGTACACAACTTGTGGTTTGGAGCCGCAACCGACCATCACGAATAGCACGATCAAGAGAAGACTGTTTTTGAGTGATGACATTGTTGGCCTCCGATAGTTTGGTTGATTGGTCATTCAATTGTTGGGCAAGTTCACGTTCTTTCTCTCGCGCTTCATCATTCTTTTTGGCAATCTCGACTTGCATTTCAGCGTCACGATCACCCCATCCAACATGATGCCCATAACCGTAAGCACCGCCCACAGCAATCATCGCCCCAATGATGAAGTAGGGGTTAACCATTCTTCACCTCATGCCGAGCAGCCGCGATTTCTTCACGCACTGAGTCAGACTCTAAATGTTGGGGTGGGGTAGTGGGGGGAGGTGGGGGAACCCAACTTTCATCCAAAGGAGGATTCACCCACACGGGCAAAGCGTTTGATGGCGCGGGAGGCACAGAAACGGGTGTAGAAGGCGCGGTTACTGTTGCGGGAGGGGTTGGTGTGGAAACTCTGTCTGCAATCGCTTGAACACCTTTTCTGCTCATCACGCCACCGATGCCGCCAACAATAAGTAATACTATGTCATTCATCATCTTAAGGTAGGCTTGGTCGATCGGCGCAATGCTCTTGATTGGCTGTGTTATGAATGTGACTGAATAAAGCATCGCCATCACAATTCCCGCAAGAATGATGGTCACAATCAAAACAACACTTGCCCAAACATAGGTTTCAACCAATTGAATTTTGTCGTTCATAGATTGCTTTGTGTCAGTTGGTTGCATTTGTAGACTCTGCTTTCTTTTCTTCGGCCTTTGGGGGTTCAATCTTGTTTGTCAGAATTGGGGCCACAAGATACTCGGGGCAAGTTTGAGTAAACAGACAGCGGGGCTTTTGGCATTCCGGCAGATCAAATTTGTCGGGGTTCTGACAAACATAACGATATCTGTCCTCAAAGCAACCGCTTAGAAGAAGAACTACCGCAATGGATATGACAATCACGCACCACAAGAATTTATTTTGACTCATTTTTCATTCTGTCCAAATCTTTACGGTCTTGCTCTAGTTGTTGGCGAAGTCGCTCCATCCTCTCGATCTGCATCTTGCTTTCTTTCTGCACAGCCAATGTGTCGTAATAGATACTGCCAATCAATGGCAGCATCAAGGCGAACACAATCACCATTGCAATGAGAGCGACTAGAAACCCCATCTGACTTTTCTGTCCATAACGAGTAAAGTGAAAAACAAAACGAGATACAGCAGAAATACTAGACAAGCTACCCCGTAGATCGCTTTGTCTTGAATTGCCGAAATCATTTTTCGCCGCTTCCATTCTGCTTCACGAATCCTTTTCTCTTGTGCCAATCTCGCTTGCTCTTGTTCTTCAATGATCTGCACCCTCATCTGATTCACAC